GGCGCAGCTTTACGCGGTGCTAAGGGAATGATTGAAGTTGGTTTTCAAAAGGGTCAAGAGCCTTCTGCTGAAAGACCTAATGGTGGCTACACTGAAGTTAAGAAAGTTCTTGATAGTGCTGGTAACGATCCTGCTGGCAGTAACAACGCTTCTTCTCAAGCACAGCAGCCTCAAAATACTCAACAGCAGCAACCTATGACTAATCAAGGTGGAGGAAATTGGGGCAATCAAAACCAACCTCAAAACAATAACAACAATCCTCCACAGGGGCAGCAACAGCAAAGCTGGATCAATAATCAGCCTCAGCAAAATACTCAGCAGCAATCTCAGCAAAACGGCGGAAACTGGCAACAGGGTCAGCAAAACAATGGAGGAGGTAATAACACTTCTCCTCCATGGGGTAGCCGTTAATTCAACGTCGCCAAGACTAACATAGATAGACGTTGAACAACTCGCCCTGCTGCAATGTGGTCACGAACTAGCAGCAGGGCTTTTTAATTTGGAATTTTGAAATGAGCGAATTTTCTGATTACGTTAAAGCTGTTCTTGAAACAGCTACAAAGCTCAAAAAAGTAATGCAAAATAAAAATTTAAAATTAGCTAAAGCTAAATGCCCACATTGTAAAAATGGTTTTATTCATGGAAGAATGTACCCTCCTAAAAATCATTTGTGGATGAAATGCGATAGCTGTTCTGTAATGATGATGGAATGAGTCAAAATGCTCAATCTAGCTCTTAAAACTGATCGTGATAAACTTGAGCAAATGATTGCTGACGATGTAGAGCAATTTTGTGTAAAGCTTTATGGCAACGAAAATCGTAATCACTTAGGAGCGTCAGAATTAGGCGAACAATGCTTTCGCAAGCTCTATTATAAATTTCGCTGGTTTAGAAAGCCTAGCTTTGATGGCCGCATGTTACGTCTGTTTAATGTAGGCCATACAGCAGAGCCGCGTTTTATATCTTATCTTCGCGGGATAGGATTTAAAGTTAAAGAGTTTTCTGATGATGGAAAACAATTCCGTATCTCAGGATGTAAAGGACATTACGGCGGATCATTAGACGCTCAAGTAGAAGCTCCTGAAAGATATAATCTTGAGACAGGATTAGTTTTATTAGGTGAATTTAAAACAAATAATACAGGCAAAGGTTATTCTGCTGTAGCTGAGCAAGACCTAGCAAAAGCTAAGCCTAAACATTATGCCCAAATGTGCCAGTATGGAGAAAAATACGGATTTAAATATGGGCTATACATGATCGAAAATAAAAACGATAGCGACATTACATTTAGAATAGTTGAGCTAGATTGGAATTACGGGAAAGCCCTAGAGCGTAAAGCAGAAGAAATAATTTTTGCTCAAGAGCCGCCGCCACGTATAGCTGAGAATGAAAGCTTTTTTGATTGCAAGTATTGCGACGACTTTAAAGGTATTTGTCATCATGGCGAAAAGCCAGATAAGAATTGCAGAACATGTAGACACTCATGGCCAGTTGAAGAAGGGCAATGGAAATGCACTCGCTTTAATGATATAATCCCTCCTGATTTTGTTAAGACTGGTTGTAATGATTGGAATGCGATATGAAAATATACGCTATTAAAAATATTCAGACTGGTTTATTTCTTGAAAATGGAAAACCATTAGCTAAAACTACTGCTAAATTTTCAAATAAAAATACAAGATTATTTACTGAAAAAAGAGCAGCTACCAATACTTTAAATTGTTGGAAGTTAGGAGTATGGAGTCAAAAGTATTATGAAGGCGAAGGACGAGGGCCTGAGCCACCAAAAAATATTCCTGAAGATAGAAAACAAGTAGCTAAATTTTTAAAAGTAGTAGAAGCTGATATTGAATTTAAATGATCCAACTTCGCCCATACCAGACAGACGGACTAGACGCTATATGGAATTATTTCCAAAGCGGGAATATAGGCAATCCTGTATTAGCTTGGCCTTGTGGTACAGGTAAATCTATCGTTCCTGCTATTTTCATTGAAAGCGTAATGAAGCTTTGGCCTAATCAACGCTTTCTTATGATTACTCACGTTAAAGAGCTTATTAAACAGAATGCAGATAAACTTTTAAAAGTTTGGTTTAATGCACCATTAGGTATTTATTCGGCTGGCTTAAAGTCTAAAGAATACGCTCAAGCTATTGTCTATGGTGGCATTCAATCTATGATTAAAAATCCTATGATGTTCGGTCATAGGGATATTATCTTTATAGACGAAGCTCATTTAATTTCTGATGATGATGATAGCCAATATTTAACATTTCTATCAGCCATGAAGCTGATAAATCCTTTTGTAAAAATAATAGGTATGACTGCTACTCCATACAGAATGGGTATGGGTCTTATAACAGAAGGAAAAATATTTACCCATATTGTTCATGACTTAACGTCTATGGATAATTTTAACAAGCTTGTTGATGATGGTTATTTATCTCCTCTCATTCCATTAAGAACTAAGATAGAGCTAGATACATCTGAAGTAAGAGTAGATTTCAATAAGGGAGAATTTGTAGCTTCTAGTTTACAAAAAGCTGTAGACAAGCAAGAGATAACTTATGAAGCTTTGAAAGAACTTGTAGCAGCAGGACAAAACAGACGATCATGGCTAATATTTGCATCGGGCATAGATCACGCAGAGCATATCGCAGAAATGCTTGGATCATTTGGTATTGATTGCGCTCCTGTTCATTCCAAGAGAGACGCTAATTATAATGATGCCGCATTAGAAGCTTTTAAAGCTTACGAATTACGATCTATTGTCTCTTATTCCAAAATAACAACAGGCTTTGACCACATAGGAGTAGATTTGATTGGCGATTTGATGCCCACATTATCTATTCCTAGACACGTTCAAAAATATGGACGCGGCGAAAGACCTGTATACGCAGACGGATATGATTTAAATACTAAAGATGGTAGATTAGCATCTATAGCAGCAAGCTTTAAACAAAATTGCCTTGTATTAGATTATGCGAGAAATACTTTGAGGCTTGGACCTATTAATGATCCTCAAATACCAAGAAAGAAGGGCGAAGGGCAAGGCGAAGTACCTATTAAAATCTGCGAAAGTTGTGGAGCTTATAATCATACTCGCGTACAATTTTGCTGTAATTGTGGGGAAGAATTTCAATTTCAAGTCAAGTTTAAAGCTAGAGCGGGATCGCAGGAAATAATAAGAAAGAGTAAGGAAGCTTCTCAAGTCGAAACTCCTATTATTGAACTGTTTGATGTAGATAGAGTTGCTTACGATAGGCATATAAAAATAGATCGCAAGACCAAAGCTCATTTGTCTGCTCCTATGATAAAAGTTCAATACATGTGCGGATTGCGTACATTTAATGAATTTATACAAATGCAAGGTACAGGTTTAATTCTTCATAAAGCGCATGAATGGTGGAGAATGAGAACCAAAGAAAATATACCGTCTACTACAGACGAAGCTTTAACTAGACTTTCTGAATTAAGAGTACCTAGAAAAATTGAAGTTCACGTAAATCTTAAATATCCAGAGATTAAAAGGGTTATTTGGTAATGGCTTATGTAAAACCAAATCCAATCTTAAGAGCAGAGCCTTATCTAGAGCTTCAATCATCTATTGTAAACTTTATGAATAAGCAGCTTTCTAATCCTATCAGATACCCATATAAAAATTGTCTTAACTGTACCCATTGGAATTATGGAAAAGATCAATGCGGAAAATTTAACGCTAAACCTCCTACTGATATAATTGTTTACTCTTGTCCTCAACATGAAGATAATGACGATATACCTTTTTAGGATTTAAAAAATGAAACATCACATTGAGCGAACATCACCAAAAGAACAAGAATTTATAGGTACTTGTAGATTATGTGGAGTATCAAATTTAAGAATGAGTGACGCATTAAAAGACTGCGAAAATATTAGAGGATTAACAAAAGAAGAAGCCTTTATTGAAACTTTAAAAGGAGAGTGAGAAAATGGAATTGAAATTTAAAAAAGGCGATAAAGTTAAATATGGTCCTGATCAATATGATGTTATGACATTAACCGGGAATAATAACTATGATATGCTGTATGACGCTATTGCATGGCAAGGTGTAAATTTTAAAGGCGATACTCTTTGGAAATTGCAAAACGAAATTACATTTATTGAAAATGAAAAGCCTCCATCTTTAACCTTTGAAGCATTTTCAAAAGCCAATATCGAACGCTGCAATTCTGGTTTCGGCCATAAGCTAGAGGATTGGTCGCTCCTAGAATGGGGAGGCGCATGCGCTGGTGAAATTGGAGAAGCTTGTAACAAAGCTAAAAAGCTAAAGCGTTTCGACAATAACATTAAAGGTAATAAGCCCGATGAAAATCAAAAAAACCTTTTAGATGCCATGGGTAAAGAAATTGCTGATGCTGTTGTGTATGCATTTCTATGGTTTGCAGCAGCCGGATTAGACCCTGCTGAATACGTCAGAAAAGTATTCAATGATAAATCAGATGAAATTGGATCGGACATTAAAATATGAAAATATATCTTTGCGCTCAATTTTCAGAGCAAGCGTTAATGCAAGCTTGGAAAAGTATTTTAGAAGATTATAATTATACTATAACTTCTCGTTGGCTATATGCTATAGAAGCTGATTTAGCTACAGCGGGTACATCTAATGCAGAAATGGATTTAGAAGATATAAATGAAGCTGATGTAGTAATTTCTAAAACTTTAAAACGTGGAGATATGTTTACTGGAGGAGGTAGACATATAGAGTTTGGTTACGCTTATGCTAAAGGAAAGCATTTGATTAATGTTGGAGGATATGAAAGCGTATTCCATAAATTGCCGCAAGTGATCACAGTATCTACTATATTCGCAGCTATACCTATTTTAGATAGATTGAAAAATGGCGAAACCTCGCTCTAAACCAGTTACGCAATCTAGCTCACTTTTAAACGCTATCTCATTTGTAGGTAGCGTTATAAAAGATAAAGGTGCTGCGTTTGAAACTCATGTTTGCTTACGCAATCAATGGGCTGTTGGTACTAACGGAGTATTGTCAGCAGGACATAAAATAGAGGAGCAACTAGAAGCATACCCACAAAATGCTTTGTTTTTAGCTGCTCTAGAAAAATGTTCTGAAATGCTTTCGATAACTCTATTAGAAACTAATAGGCTATCTATTAAATCAGGTAGCTTTAAAGCTTTAGTCCCTTGTGTTGAAGGTGATTTAATGCATTTTATTGAGCCTGATCCTCCTATAGCTGTTATAGATGATAGATTTAAAAAAGCATTAGAAACAGTAGGTGTTCTCGCGGCTGAAAACGCTCAAAGCGTCGTCACCGCGTCTATCCTCATGAACGGTTTTTCTTTAATTGCTACAGACCGTAAGTTTATTATGGAAGCTTGGCATGGGATTGACCTTCCACCGGGCCTTACGCTTCCCAAGGCGTTTGTAGGGCCTTTAACCAAGGCTAAAAAGCCTTTGACTGGATTTGGCTTTTCAGACGCCAGTGCTACATTTTATTTTGAAGATGGAAGCTGGTTAAAGACGCAAACATATGCAGATGTTTATCCAGATTTAAATACTCTATTAAATAGAGAAGCTAATTTATGGTCTATACCTGATAAATTTTTTGAAGCTGTAGTTGCACTAGAGCCATTCTCAGAAGATGGAAATATTTATTTTGATAATGGTTATTTGCGCTCGCATCCTAGCGAAACAGTAGGCGCTAGTTTTGAAATGGCTGGTACTCCTAAAGGAGTTGTATATCCAGCTAGATATTTAAAAATGCTAAATGGATTAGCTAATAAAGTAGATTTTATAACTCCTCATGGTAATGCTTATTGCCTCACATTCCAAGGCGATAATGCTAGAGGAGTAATAGCAGGGAGAGCGAATTGAGCGAGCCTATTAAATGGAATGGAGCTAATAGAGTTTTATTAGCTCCTAAAGATACAACTAAAGAACAAGTACAAGATTTGCATGTATTTACTAATGGTATTGTATGCGTTTCAAAATGGAAATTATCTGAAGAAGCTTTAACTGAAATAATAAAAACAGGCTGTATTTTTCTCAGTGTTTATTCTGGTCATACTCAACCTCCAGTATTCTTAGGTAGCGAGGCTGAATGTCATGCTGTAGCTGTCGATTATGGGCCTGTATGGAAGCTAAACAATGCGTGAAAAAATCAAAATCCTAGACGGTCCTTTAGAGGATGAAGATTTCTATCTAGATCGAAGATTGATGAAGCTGTATGATGAAATAATTATTACAGATAAAGATTTAAATAGGTATCAGTATATGATTATGAGCACAGGTTTGAAGTTTGTAAAAAATGCCTAAGCCTCTACGATTAAACAATCAAGGTCAAATTATTCTTACTGACGGGTCAGTAAGAAATTCTCACGCTTCTAAATTAAACATTAGTGGCGTATATATGATATTTAATTTATTAAATGAAAAATCATATATAGGAAGTGCAATAAACATTAGAAAAAGAATTACTCAGCACAAATCTAGGCTCAGAAACAATAAACATGATAATCGTTATTTACAAAAAGCTTGGCTAAAATATAAAGAGATAAATTTTATATTTGTAAAATTAGAAGATACATCTATTCAAAATTTAATAGATAGAGAACAATTTTGGATAAATTCATTAAAACCAGAATATAACATAAGATTGATAGCTAAAAATAATTTAGGTTTTAAATTTTCTAAAGAAACTAAGGACATATTATCTAAACAAAAATTAGGAAAACCTAGAAGCGAAGAAACTAAACAAAAACTTAGAGAAGCTAACTTAGGTAAAAAGCAATCTATAGAAACAGCTTTAAAACGATCTGCTGCAATGAAAGGCAGAAAATTATCAGAAGAACATAAAGCTAAGTTAAGAAAACCTAAAAGTTATAAAAATGAAATCCAAAATATATCTAAACAATGAAGGAAAAATAATCATAGGTAATAATCTAGTAGAATTATTACCCTATGAGGATCGCCCTGCAATAGATCGAGAATTTATGACTGATAACGAAATCATTCAAAATGCTGGTAGCGATTTAATACTCGATGTAGAATCATATCCAAATTATTTTATGTGCGGATTTAAACATCCCAAGCTAAATAAATTCATTTGCCTTGAAGATAATTTCAATCCTCAATTCTTATCATGGCTGCTTTTTAACTACCGTACTATCGGTTTTAATTCATACAATTACGATTTAGAAATATTGTGGGCAGCTTTCATCAATCGCGATCCTAGATTTTTAAAAGAAGTTTCTAATGCATTAATTTTAAGCGGTCTTAGACCAAAAGAAATTGAAAAACAGTTTGGTTTTAAGGTTTATGAAACTCGTCACATAGATATGATAGAAGTTTGCCCTTTGAAAGGAAGTCTTAAGCTTTATGCGGCAAGATTACATGCTGCAAGACTTCAAGACTTACCTTATCCAGATACAAAGGAGCTTACTAAAGATGAAATTAGCGTTGTTCGTAATTATAATTTTAATGACCTTGAGCTTACTCAACTTACTTATGACTTCAATAAGGATAGGCTTGATTTAAGAGCTACAATGGGCATTGAGTATCAGGAAGATTTAATGAGTAAGTCTGATGCTCAAATAGCTGAAGCAGTTTTAACAAAAGAAGTTAAAAAACTTACTGGTAAATGGCCGCGTAGACCTGAGATTAAGGAAGGTACAGCGTATAAATACGAAGTTCCTCCTTATATTCAATATAAAACACCAGAGCTTCAAAAACTTTTATATAATGTTAGAACTGCTGATTTCATTGTAGATCATAATGGAAAAATTATACTTCCTCCTAAATTAGACGTTGATGTAAAAATCAATAAAGGCGTGTATCGCATTGGCATTGGAGGATTACATTCATCAGAAAAGAATGTATCTTACGTTGCTACTGATACCCACATGATAGTAGACCGCGATGTGGCGAGCTATTACCCGCGCATTATTACAAATTTGCGTCTATATCCTGTTGGCATGGGGCCTGATTTTCTAGGAGCTTATGAGCAAATAATTCAGCAAAGGTTGCGAGCTAAAAAAGAAGCTGCTAGAATAAAAAAAGAAATAGAAGAAATAGAAAAACAATTAAGAGAATTAGACAATGGCTAGAACAAAACCTATAATTTTAACAGGAAAATTTGCTATTTGTAAAAAATGTAATTGTTTAAAAGATCATGCTTTCTTTCCTAAGAGAACACGCAGCGATAAAATAGATGAATACACATGTAAAGAATGTAAGAAAATTTATTATATAAATTGGTATGGAGGCAACAGAGAATATTTACTGGCTAAAATGAAAAATTATTATAAAGTAAATAAAGATAAACAATCAGCTTTAGCTAAAATTCATTACATAGAAAATAAAGAAAAATATAACAATTCAGCTAAAGAATGGAGGGCAAATAATCCACACATGATGACAGCTTATACTAGAAATTATAATTTATCGAGAAGTAAAAGAACTCCTATTTGGGCTGATATAACTGAGATAAATAATTTTTATAGAAATTGTCCTGAAGGTTTGTCTGTGGATCACATTCACCCTTTGCATGGAAAACTTATAAGTGGGTTTCATGTAGTAAATAATTTGCAATATTTAACTAGAAATAAAAATTCTGAAAAATCTAACAAATTTAATCCTTATTGGGTGTTCTATGAATCGACAGCAATTAGAATTGAAACTAGCGGACCTGAAGGCTCAATATTCAAGATTGAGCGCAGAAGATAAAGGAAAAAAAATCACTATCAATGGTACATCAGGAAAGTTTAGTGATTTTTGGTCTAAGATGTATTCGCCAGACTTGACTATTCAAACTACTGTTACCGGGCAGTTAGCTTTATTGCTTCAAATCGAAATGCAAGAATTAAATGGTATAGAGTGTATATCAGCTAACACGGATGGAGCGGTTTACTATGTGCCCGTTGAAAAATATAATTTATTCAATGACACCATCAAAGAATGGGAAAATAAAACTAATTTTGAAACGGAAGAAACTTTATACTCAGGATATTACGCGAGAGACGTTAACGCTTATTTTGCAGTCAAGAAAAATGGAGAAGTAAAAGTAAAAGGTAATCCTTATTCAGAAGTAGGCTCTCAGTCTGGTACACAATTAGATGTAAATCCTGTACTTTTAATTTGTTCCGATGCTATAAAAAATTTATTAAGCAAAAATATTCCTATACAAGATACTATAAAAAATTGCAAAGATATGACTAGATTTGTTTATGTTAGAAATGCCAAATCTCCCGGTGCTCATAAAAACGGGAAGTATCTTGGAAAAGTATTAAGATGGTATTATGCTAAAGGAGAGATTGGAGGTATATACACTGTTCAAACTAATAATAAAGTTGCAGACAGTGAAGGCGGCAAACCTATACAAGATTTGCCAAATACTTTTCCTGAGGATATTGACTATGAGAAATATATAAATATAACTACAGATATGTTATATGACATAGGATACTTGAAGCGTTTAAGGCAAATAGAGTTTTTCTGATGTTATCTCGGTTAACTGGAATTTATCATATTAAAAACATAATAAATAATAAAATTTATATAGGAAGTGCTGCTGATTTTTATGAGCGTTGGCACTCACATAATCATTATTTAAATTCAGGTAATCATCATAACATTCATTTACAAAGAGCTTTTGAAAAATATGGACGCGAAAATTTTATATTTGAAATAATAGAAATTGTAGAAGATAAATCAAAATTAATTGAACGTGAGCAATATTATATTGATACGCTGAAGCCTGAGTATAATATAAGAAAAGACGCTACTAGCAATTTAGGAATTAAATTTTCTATTGAACACAGAGCTAAATTGTCAGCATGGCAAATAGGAAACAAACTTTCAAAAGAAACTAAATATAAAATTTCAAAAACATTATCAGGTAGAATTATATCTGAAGAAATTAGAATCAGAATGGGAGCAGCCCATAGAAAATTAGACAAATGGCCTTGTTTGGACGGATGGAAATGTAAATGTAAAGATTGCAAAAAGAAACGTAGCAATTATATGAAAGAGCGCAGACGTAATCATTAATGCTTTGAATTATCGCCTATATAAGCACTCAAAGCAACAGCATTAAGCTTGTCAGATGATTTGACAAGTTCATTGGTTGCATCAGCTAGCCTAGTTTGTGCTTGTTTCAAGCGTGTTTCTTGCTCAGTAAAATCTTTATCATGCAATCCCCGATCATCGTATAGACGGCGGAACTGATTAAGAAACTTTTCCATGGCTAGTCCTTACTTCACGAGTTAGATTTTTAAGAGCTTCAGCAGCATTATTTGCAGCAGACGCGCTACCATGGATAGCGTCACTTATTCTATCAGCCGCGTTTATACGTTCGTCATAACTTTCTATCAGTTGATTTTCTAATAGTTGTATTCTTTGATCTTTCTTTTCTTCTCTTTTTTCTGACTTTTGAAGCATTACCCACATTATCAGAGCTACTATACCGGGAGGCCCCCATTGCTTTATTACTTCAAGAACAAGGTCCATTCCCGGCATTCCAAAATAAGAGAAGTATTAATCAAACGTCATCGTCAGTCTTAGGAGGTAATGGAGCCTGAATACGACTATGAAAATCAATTACAGCTTTATCTATATTAGCTTTATCTTGCTCAGTCATTCCACCAGCGATAGCATGAACAATA